CATCTTCGAGTATGGTGGACGGTTCTGTATCGACGGTCGGTTCTGGGTCCCGATGACGGCCGGCGCGCTTCTTTCCTGGGAATATTAGTCTCTGGTGCCCGTTGGCCTACGTAACATAGCCCGCCGCCAGCAGGTTCAGCGTGAGGCGGCACAGCGGCAGGTTGATAAGGCCGCGCTAATTCTGGCCGGGGCCAATGAAGTTCAGCGTAACCTTATCCTCGACACGCACCCTTACATTGGTCTGCGATGCCCCCGACGGTCTGGCAAAACCTACGCGGTTACCTCGAAGGCCCTTCATTTGGGCGAAAGCAAGCCGGGGTCTCGTATCCTCATCATCTCCCTTACGCTGAAAAGCACGGTGGAGAACTACTGGTCCGGGGCGCCTGGCGGCCTATGGAGCCAGAATGCACGCTACCAGCTTGGCCTGACGTTTAACACGACGTTCCATACCTGGACCCACCCCAACGGTTCTCGTGGAATGCTTGCCGGTGCTGAGACGAAGGCTGATATCGAACGCCTTCGCGGCGCTGCAGCCGAGGCCGACCTTGTCATCATCGACGAGTGCAAGTCGATGGCTCCAAGCCACCTTGACGACCTCATTGAGAACGTCGTCGAGCCCGGCTTGATGACCCGCAATGGCCAGCTGGTGATGGGCGGGACCCCTGGCTCTATCCCTCTGGGCCAATTCTATGCTGCTACTTGTCTCACTAACCGCGTCGCTGCTCCTCTACCTGATGACCCACAGCGGGCGATTCCCACGTGTGTCGAGTGGTCGGAACGGGCGGCGCCAGGGCCAGCGTACCGCGGCCTAAGCGAGGACGAACTCAATGACCTTTTCAGCCTCCACAGTTGGACAATCCAAGATAATTCGGCTGTCCCCGGACAGTGGCTCCGTGCGCTTTCAACTAAGCGCCGACGAGGTTACGACGATAACCATCCCGTGTGGCGACGGGAGTATCTTGGTGAGTGGGTCTCAGATGCGAGTGACCTCGTCTACGCCTTCGCCAAGTACCGAGCCGAAGGGAAGTGCACCTGGCAGCCCGATTTCGGAGCAGATAGCGTTACTGGCCTCACAGAAAAAGAGGGACCATGGCATCTACTCCTGGGCCTCGATTTGGGATTTGTCGATGACTCAGCTGCCGTCCTCGTAGCCTATTCAGAAACGCTGCAGGAGCTACGGCACATCTACGACTTCAAGGCGCCCGGCATGGATGCTCAAGCCTTTGCCGAAGAGGTGCTGGGCATCATTGACACCTACGGCCAGCCAGAGATGATTGTGGCCGACGTGGGCGGTGGCGGCTCCAAGATGATTGTCGAGATGCTTAACCAGCGCTTCGGTTTGGCGATTCAACCCGCGGCCAAGCGAGAAAAGCAGGACCACATTGAGCTCCTTAACGGTGATTTCGCAACCAATCGAGTCAAAATTATCCAAGGAAGCGACCTGGACCATGAGCTGTGCGGCCTGCAGTGGGACCTTTCAAATGATTCTAAAGTCATCTTGTCCAGAACAGGAAGACTTCGAGAGGACCCATCGTGTCCTAACCACCTTTGTGACGCGTTGCTTTACGTGTGGCGATTTTCTTACCATTATTACGCCCAGCCCCGTGCAACTGGTCCAGAACTCGGCACCGTAGACTGGTGGAAGGCCGAAGAGGAGAAACAGATTGAGCGAGCAATTCAGCGACGAAAGCTTGGAAGGGACAGCCACGGTTGGCTTTCTGGCCTCGGGGGTAAACGAATCGTCCTGCAATGACGAAGAGGTCGACCTTGCTTTCCTCAAAGATTTCCTTGTTACTCTGCAGGGATGTAACGTGGCACGCTTTTCTGGTTACGGCATTTCTGTCGATTTTAATCGTGAAGCTGGTGGTTTTGATGTTGCTCCTGCGTCAGTGGGAGCAGGTCCAGCAGTATCTGTTGAACCACCCAGTGTGACGCGTGGAAAAGACGGCTGGAAGAATCCTAACCTTTGGCCTCAGCAGAACGGCCGCGTACTGAAGTTCGACGGCTCTTTCGAGTAACCAAATATGAGCGCCTATACCGATATGCTTCTCCAGGCATCCCAGCCGATGTTGCCCCAGGATATGCAGTACGTCTGGTGGCGGCCGGCGCCCGACGATGCGGATGCGAACGAGGAGTACGTCGAGAGGCAGCGGGCGTCGAGCCTATTTTCGTGCGCTAAGGTGCTTGAGGCTGCCCAGAAAGAGGTTCACGAGCAGAACCTGTGGTCGGCCCAGCTTTACTCTAACCGTGAGCTAGCGGCGTTTGATTGGGGCACCGGGCAGCTTTACAAGGCATCCATGGCGCCTATTTCGCGTACCGGCGAGAACATTGCCAAGCGCGTGGTCGATACTCTGGTGTCGCAGGTGGGCAAGAACCGGCCCAAGCCTAAGCCGGTGGCTCGGGGCGCGTCGTTTTCGTGTCGGCAGCAGATTCGGCGCCTGGACAAGTTCCTCTATGGGACGTTCCAGCATCAGATGGCTTACGCCAAGGGCAAGCGCGTGTTCCGTGACGGTGGCATCTTCGGCCTCGGGTGCATGGAAGTGCGCGTGGACGAGGACCCTAATTACGGCGCTACCGTTTGTTACCACCGTGTTTTCCCGGACGAAATTCTCGTCGACCAGATGGAAATTGTGGCGTGTGGCAAGATTCGTCACTTCTACCGCCGGCGCGCCCTGCCTATTGAGGTGGTGGCCGCGACCTACGGCGTTGAGGAAGAAGAGTTGCGCGAGCTGAGCAATCAGTATTCGCCGTCCACTTATCTCGACTACCGGCCGGTGGGGGCTGGCTGGGTTATCGTCATCGAGGGCTACCAGCTGGCGGATTATGAGGGTGGCGAGGGGCGATGGATGGTGTCCACCGAGCGATGTGTGCTGGACGAAGGCGACTGGAAGCACGATTGGCTGCCCTATGTCTTCTTTCAGTACAACGACCCCGTTTCCGGTTTTTATAGCCCTGGTGTGGTCGAAGAGGCGCTGCCGTATCAGATTCGCCTCAACGAAATTAACGAAGTAATCCGCGATGCGCAAGACCTCATGGGGCGGCCTCGGGTGCTTATCGCCGAAGGCTCGCGCGTAAACCCATACGAAATCGACAACCTTGTCGGGCGCTTCATCAAGTACACCGGCATCAAACCGGAGGCCATCACTTGGCCAGCCATCAACGCGGAGCTTTACAATGAGCGAGACCGTTGCATCCGAACTTGCCTCGAAAACTTCGGACTTTCAAACCTTGCCACGACGGTTACGCCACCACCCGGTGCACGTTTTGATTCGAGTCCTGCGTTTCGCGAGTTCAATGCAATCCAGGATGACCGACTTGCTGACCCAGCCCAGAGGTACGAGGAGTTCTATCTTGAGCTAGCTAAGCGCACCGTGCAGGTGTGCGCGGCCTCTGGGAAGAATCCCAAGACCACTTGGTACAGCGGCTACAAGAAGGCGCAAGCAGAGACTATCGAGTGGGACGAACTCATGCACGACATGGAGTCCTACATCATGTCGATGGAGGCTGTGTCGATTTACAGCATGAGCCCGTCCGCTGCCCGTGATGAACTCGAAAAGCAGCTGGCGATGGGTCTCATTAGCCCCGAAGAGTACCGCCTTGAGCTGTGCGATCCCGACCAGGAGTCAGCTTATAGCCTTGCCGCAGCCGCCGCGGAGGACCTTAACCGTGTCCAGGAGCTGCTGGAGTCGGGTAAGTGGGAGCAGCCTACGCCCGAGCAAGACCTTGTGAATGGCGTGACCAAGATGACCCTCGCCCTCCTGAACCTTAACAAGTACGAGGATGACGGCAAGGGTGATGTGCGGCTCGAGGACGTCAAGGGGCTATTTATCGATTGGATTGCCGAGGCTAAGGCCATTCTGCAGCTAGGGGCGCAACCTAGCCCAGAGACTGCCGCTTCGCTGCCTCAGGCGCCTGGCGATGCTTCGATGGGTGGTATGGCTCCGCAGATGGTTCCAGGAATGGGCGCGATGGCTTCGCCGATGGGTGGCCCTGCAACCGTGCCGGTGCCCGAGCCTGCAAATCTTGGCCACGGCGGTTCAGGTTCGACCGTGACTTACATCACTAAATAACTTAAGGAAATCGGAATGTCCGCAACCACCGAAACTAACCAGCCAGCGCAGACCACTGAGACCTCGCAGTTTTCTTACACGCCACCTAAGAGTGAAGCAACGCCGGACGAGTTGGCCGAGTTCAACGACCTGCTGAAGGGCAGCATCAACGAAATTGCCGACGAGTACGCCGAGAAGCCTCCGGTTGAGGATGTGGTTGAGGGAGACGGTGGGAAGAGTGACCCAGATTCCGGTGGGCAGGACCCTGACGACGTAAAGGCACCCACTGATGAGGCTGTGCCGACTGAGATTGCGCGCGGGATGCAGCAGCTGGTTCAGCGCGAGGTGCAGCTTCAGGCGCGGGAAATGGTGCTGGCGCAGCGCGAGACGCAGGTTAAGGCTCTGGAGAGTGAGCTGGCTTCGTTGCGACAAGCAGTTCCGACTAAGGACCTGCTGGAGAAGTTTGACCTATCGCCCTCAGACGCGCTTAAGGCAATGGGCAAGGACCCCGAGACGGTGGTCCGCCTGATGATTGCTGAGCAGCTGCATGCTAAGGGCCAGCCCGTTCCAGAAGGGCTCCAAAAGTTTGTTGAAAAGGCGGCCTCCGAACGTCGAATTGCGGCGCTGGAGGCTCAGCTTAAGCAACGTGATGAGGCGGCTAAGGAGGCACAGGTTTTCAGCGCTGTGCAGTCTGGCGCCCGCGAGTATGTGAAAACAATTGACGGTAAGAAGATGCCGTCGCTGGCCGCGATTTTTAAGAGTGACCCTGACCTCGTCCATTCTGAACTCATGGAGGAGATTGACAGGCAGGCGTCCAAGAACCCGAACGGCCAGTTGACCTACGAGACCGCCGCCCTTGAAGCTGAGAAGCGGCTGGCGCGATACGCGAAGGTCTTTAGTGGTTCTGCAGCAGGAACGACGCCCACGACGCAAGCAAGCGGGCAGAAGCCAACCCCTCCACAAACTAAGGCGCCGGCGAAGCCAATCGCACCTTGGAATAACCCGAAGTCAGACTTTGACGCGGCGTTGAATGACGCCATCCGGGAATTCCACACGGTCGAGGCCAAGAATAAGGCGCGCCTCTAAGGGTTAGAAAATGAGCTCTGCCTCTACAATTGCTGCACTTCAGAAGATGTACAAGACGGTGTACATGGGCCGTGACCTGGCGAACCAGGCCAAGCGGCGTACACCCGCATACGATAGCGTCCAGAAGATGGACGACTTTGATGGCGCACAGCTGGTGTTCCCGTTCAACTTCGCTGTCCCAAACTCTGTGGCGACCACACTGCCTGTGGCGCAGGCCGGCGCGAACTCGTCTAGCTTCGATAACTGGGTGATGTCGACCCGTAAGAAGCTGTACGGCGTGCTGACCATCGATGCTGAGTCGATGCGTGCTGCCCGCAAGGACATTGGCGCATTCCTCCGTCTGCGGGCGAAGGAGACCAATGAGCTTCTGGCCTACATGAAGATGATTCTCGGTGGCCACGCATTTTGGGGCGACGGGGCTGGTAATCTGGCGCAGGTGACGGCGGTGACGGGCTCCAACCCGGCCACTTCGTTCACGGTGTCGCAGTTTGACGTCGTGAAGTTTCACCTCAAGCAGGTTCTGGTGTTCAACGCTACCCGGACTGGCTCGGCGGGTACCATCAAGGCGTCGACCTTCCGCGTGGACGGTTTGAACCGCCTGACCGGCGTCATCACCGTTACCCGACTCACGGGCGCTGGTGCTGGCGTTGACCCTGCGACGAACGATTTCGTGTATCAGAACGGTACCTACGACTCGTTCCCGCTTGGTATCGATGCCTTCATCCCGGCCTCGGACCCCGGCACCGGCGGCGTCCCGGCGTCGCTGCTGGGTATGACCCGCACGGATGACCCGACCATGAAGGCGGGTTGGCGTGTGTCGTGGCAGGGGTCGATTGAGGAGACTGTCAAGTATCTGGCGGCTCTGATGGGTCAGTACGTTGACCAGGAGAATAGCGTGGCCTGGGTGTCTCGCTTTAACTGGTTCCGGCTGGATCAGGAGCTGACGGCACAGAACCGCAAGGTGATTGATGCACGCGCAACGCAGGTGTTTGGTTCGCCGGCCCTGCTGCTCATCACGCCGGAGGGTAACATTCCGGTCGTGGCGGACCCGTATCTGGCTAATGACCGTGGCTATATCCTCGAGATGAGTCAGATTGAGACGCACCACCTGGATGGGCTGATTCACGTGGCCGACGACGATGGTTTGGGCGCTATCCGCCAGGCTGCTGACGATGGTATCGAGATTCGGCTGCGTTCGTGGGGCGAGAATATCTGTCAGCGGCCGTTCCAGTGCGGGCGGTTCCAGATTGTCTAGTGACTAAATAACCAAAGGGCTCCTGTCTCGTTAATAGCCGAGAGGGGGTAAGTGGTTGATGGATTCAATAACCCTGGTTATGTTTTTCCTCTAAGAAAGGGATACCAAACATGGGTCATATGCTTGGCTATGGGATGAATACTTCGTCGAAGGGAATTTCCTTCGAGGCGGTGCGCATCACGGGCCTCAACGTCGCCAACGGTCAGCTTTGCACCATTGCAGAGGACTGTAAGAGCGGCCTGGTTGCTTCTGTCACACATACCGGCACTGGCGTATATACGTTCCAGCTTTCGCAGCCTTATCCTCCGAAGGTGGTCGAGATTGGGGCGTCGCTTAGTTGCGCCGCGGCCAATAGCGCCATTCTGACCGCGAGGTATCAGGATGCTAGCTATAACGCGACCACGGGTCAGTTCATCATCAACGTTACCAACCCTACGCCGGCAGCGGCGGATGGTGGGGCGACGACCGAGATGCACGTTGGCATGGCGTTCAATCGTTACACGCGCTAGCTAAAGGAGAACGGGTGCCTTCTTTCACTGTTCAAAAAATCGTTGACCGTGCGGCCGACCAGGCTGACATGCACGATGGGTTTGTCCACGCTAGCACGTGGCTCGACTGGTTCAACTTTGAGAGGAAGGCGCTAGCTATCACTCTGGCCCGGGGTGCGTTGCTCCGGGACCTTACTTTTACGACTATTCCCGCAGGCTCCGCGGACAACTATACGTTCGCGTTCGAGACGCTGGCTATTGTCGGTGTGTGGGAAGTTAAGAGCGACGGGCATTTGAGACCTCTGCGTATCGTGAACTTCCTGGACAATTTCTTTCAACAGGCGGGCGGACCTATTCGCGGCGCTGCCGAAAGCGTTAGTGTTGAGGAACTTGCGACTGGCTTCAAACTGCGGTTTTTTCCGGCGGATACTTCGGGCACTTATCTCTTGGTTACGGCTAATGCCCCAACTGAGGTTACATCATTGACTGATACTTTCACTCTACCTATGGGCATCGAAGAGAAGCTAGTGCTGGAGCTTGCGAAACGGGCGCTTGTCAAGGAAGAATCTGACACAGCGGACGTTGAGAAGCTGTTGAGGGGTGTAGACCAGAAGATTGAGGAATACATCTGGGGCCGAACCTTTGCTCAGGCGCCTTCGGTGCGCAATGTTGACTCGGTGCAGCGCAAGTGGGGCGGGCTCAGCGATTTTGTTATTCCGCTTCCTGACGTCTGGGTGTGGCTGTGATGAGCAAAGCGAATTTTTAGATGGCGGCCCCGCGTAATATTCGGCCTCCGGTCGTTCTTGACTATGACGACCAATATCAGCGCGCGGCTAGGACGGCCGTAGAGCAGCTAACGACCACTGCCAGCACGGGGCGATTTTTGGGGCGCAGGGTTCTGGACGACGCGTCCGGAGTATATACGCCCACGCTAGGAACTACAGCGGTGTGGCTGTGGGCCATAGGCGGTGGGGCTGGTGGTGGGGGCGCAACATCTGGTGCCGGTGCCGGTGCCGGCGCAGGTGGGTCATCGGGCGTCAAGATTGACGTTGTGGTGTCTGGTTCTGGGCCAATCACTGGCGGCCCCTACACGTGCGGGCGAGGGGGTGCAGGTGGGGTGGCTGGACTAGCAGGTGGCGATGGTACTGCTACTAGTATTGTCATCAACGGCATGACTTTCACAGCCCCCGGCGGTGCTGGCGGCACAGGAATGGCTGGTGTGGCCGGCAACGGTAACGTGAATCCTGTGGCCCCGTCGGTGGCTACGCTGCCAATCAAGGGTATTGTGACTTACGGGCTGGGCGGCGTTGGTGTAGTTATCGGCGGCACAGCGTGGTTTAGCGGCATCGGTGGGGGCACGGAGATGGGACCGGGTGGTGACATGGTGGGTGGCACGAGTGTAGGTTCGGCTGGTCGAATTTACGGTGGCGCGGGTGCAGGTGGAGCGGCTCAGGGTGGCGGCAATTCGGTGGGTGGCGATGGCGCAAAAGGTGCTATTTTTATTGAGGAATACTCTTAATGTCTAATATCGGCGACCCAATTACTCCTAGTGTGCCTGCCGTTGGCTCTGCGGGGCCACAGTTTGCGACTGATATCAACGCAATCTTGACTGAAATTGTGGCGCGGCTTTCCACTAAGGTGCCGTTGGCCAGCATTAACTTTAACTCCAGCTTGGACTTGGCTGGCAGCGATTTGCTTAATATCGGCAACATAGTCCTGGCTAACCAGTTAATTTCGCCGTCCGGTTCTCCGTTCAACCGCATCGCTGCTTTTGGCGGCAATCTTTATTATGTCAATTCAGCCGGCGCGGTTCAAATTACCAGCGGCTCGACCTTGAATGCGGCAGCGCTGGCAGGCATCACCGGCGATTACGGCGGCGCGAACCCGGCGCAGCTTAATTACGTAGCCATTGATACCAGGTATAATTTCTACGCCAACTTTGGCACGGGCACCTGGGCTTATGTGCGAGCTCTGGGCTTTGATGTGGCCGGAGGGGCAGCTTCTACTGCTAGAGCCAGGCT